GCACGACCCACACCTTACGGCTGATGGCCGCCTTCCCACTGGTGTCTCACCGCTATCGACTGTTAATAGTCAAGGCGGTGGACAGGTGGGTCCACGCCTCGGGCTTCGACTGGGCAAAAGAGCGCATTGGCGCTCTAGTCCAGTACCTCCTGAAGCTCCGAGCCGGGGAGAACCCCTGCAGACCCCCGTGGTGGTCCCCTCGGTATTTGCTTTACGCCGAGAGGGTTGCCACCACGGCGCCCTTCGAGAAATTCCTCCAGCTAGTCCAAGCCTGGAGGACGGCTTTCACGGCCTATGGCCGGTTGAAAACCGTACCCTCTAGGAAGGACGTGGAGAAATTTGAGAGGGCCGTAGGGTCGGCTCGCGTCCTTAAGGTGCCTCTCGCCTCAGGGAGAGTAGTCGAGGTTGACACCGAAGATTGGAGATCCCGGTTTCCCTTCCGGGCCCACTTCGGTGTGTCTCCTCGACAAGCGCTCCCCGAGGTTCGGATCCGCGGAGAGGTCCTCCCCAACAACCCGCTGTCCCTTAAGCTCACAACCGGGAAGGGGTATTACACCCCGACCGGGGAAGAGCTGTTTAGGGACGCCTGGTGGATCATGCAGGATCATATTCTGCACCCACCGGGAACCGTGCCAGCCCATTGGCCAATGCTTCCGGTTCTGCCGGACTTCCGGCCTGGACCGGGGCAGGTCAGGGCGCACGGGGCGGTACGTTGTCGGGTTCAGCCGGATGGGAAGGCGAGGTTTTACTTCGCCCCTCCACGCTGGTTGCAGTTCCTGTTGGACCCCTGGGCTCGGGAGTTATACTCCCAGCTTAGGAGGATCCCTCAGGACTTTACTTACAACCAGGCGGCGGGGGCGGAGCGTGTCGCGGAGTGGTTGAGGTCGGGGAAGACCGTTTGGTCTTTCGACCTTAGCTCCGCGACGGACCTCTTCCCCCTTCCGGTCACCCGGACGGTCTTGTGGTCCCTATCTTCGGATAGGAACCGACCGTGGGTCGACCTCTTTTGCTGGATCTCGAGGCTCCCAGCTCGGACGGCCTACCCTGGGGCCGGCTCAGAGGTGGTTAAGTGGCGATGTGGACAGCCCCTTGGGACTGTTCCCTCATTCGCCGCTTTCGCCCTCAGTCACCATGCGGTGGTGAGGGCCCTCTGGGCTCGGTTAGGAGGCGATCCCCGGTCGGCCCCCTACTGCATCGTAGGGGACGACCTAGTGATCGCTGACCCGAGGTTGGCGGAGGCCTACCGAGAGTGCTCCGCCCTGTTAGGGCTAGAGATCTCGGAGCCGAAGTCCCTCGCAGGGGGGCTGGGTGAGTTTGTGGGGAGGCTCATTGCCCCAGATGGTATTGGGTTCAAGCTAAAAGCCCCTCCGGGGCTTGACGCGAGAACCCTGGCGGCGTACCTGTCCCTTATCGGGACTCGGGCGCTGCGCGTCTGGGAGCAATCTCTACTGAGGGACGTGATCGCCCTGATCCCAAGGGATGGCTACCCGGGGTGCAACCCGGGTGGCCTACCTCGGGAAGCGGTAGATCAATTCCTGGTAGAGTACTTCTCTCGTGAGAGGGAAGTAGAGCCTCCTCGGGCCTACGCGGTTGACCCAGATCATACTGTCGAAGCCCGACTCGGGCCTCTCTACAGTATGTCCCTGGTTCTCCCGCGTGACCCGACCACCACCGAGTTGGAGCCGCGAGGCTCCGCTAAGAGCGGGCCGGGCGGGGCTCCGGAACCTTCCCCTTACGGGGAACGGAT